TTGCTGCTGTCGAAACGCTAAAGTGAATTCCATAAAACTGGAAAAAATTTTCCCGTAAATTTTTCACCTAAAAGGTCGAGTCATCCTACACGCTTTAGCTTCTTGCTAATGTAGGTGTCTTGACCTTTTTTGTATATGTTTTGTTTCTTGAAGTCATCTACAAACTGTCTGAAGTATGCAGGTTTCAGCAAGAAGATCTCACGCTTCGCTTCATTCTTCTTGGTAATATCTTCTAGTGCAGTGACTGGTCTGCAGACAGTATTGCCAGGAATTGTTGTGTATCCCGTGCCATTCCAGTATTTGAAGTCAGTATTATATACAGTCTCATCTACATGCAGTCCACCTTCTAGTGCTACTGCATCTACTAGAGTGCCAAACTCATTTGGGATCTTGAAACCAGATTTGATTTCATAGGTTTCATAGTACACAATCTCACCATATGGATCAGCATACTGTTGCTCTGCATATCTTGTTAGAGCAGCGTTAGATAGTGGCCAGTCTAGATGACGGTTAACAATCTCATTGGTCAGTAGGATGACCCAATCATAGAACTGGTCACCGTATGCCTTGAGTGCAAGACTATCAGGTGTCTCACCATCTTGGATAGTATACTGTCTAAAGAAGACAGCAAAAGAAAACACGTCAGCATTTAACTTGTACTTCTTAAACAAGTTCTTTGCTACGACATATTCCGATTCAGTAAACGGATATGACAGTGGTTTTTCATCGTATTCGATGTTTGGTAATAGAGAAAAATACATATCAGTATCCCGCGTCTATGTCTTCTGCGTAAACAAGTTTGGTTTCCATAAAGTTAACTCTAATTTCTGTCGCTACTGGGTAACCATCAGGACCGACAGCATAGACTCCATCAGGTGAATAGTTCACATCGAAGTCTGTAATAGAACACACCTTATACTTAGCAACATTATTGTTATCTGTTGCGCCTTGCATAAAATTAATTTGTACAAGATCTGGAACACCAATGAATCCACTTCCATATTTTCCACTACTACTGTTGCCACTGTTGGTGCTGGTTGCTCCTCCAGCTAATGCTCCCCAGAACTTGCCAGAATTCTGATGATTTAATCTAGGAAGCATTGCTTCTTTGAATGTTTTTACGATCTTATCAATAGTCTCTGCCTCAGTCTTATTATATGGAACCATCTTGAAAGTCAACTGCAGAGTTCTCAGATCATGACCTCCAAAAATTAACTCAACGTTTGGATTAAGAATTGCTCCTCCAATGCTTGAGAAAATATCTTGAACACCAATAGAATCTTTTGTGAGTGCTTTTGTTAAAGCACTAATTCCCTTAGCTCCAAGTGTTGCAGGTGCATTTTTAACTGCTTGCTCTGCTGAAGTTCCTATAGCGGCTAACGCTTGTTTATAGTCGTTACTTGCAACAGCACCAGCACTTCTCAAAACACCTGCAGCAACGTTACCAAATGCTTTTCCATCCCAATTTGCTTTGTACGATGCTGCAACACCCTCTGGCATATACAAAATGATCTGTGGAAGATCTGAACTCTCTAGGTTATTGGTTTGTGCATTGTATGCAGTCACTGCATTAGAACCAAGACCTTTTTGTTGTGCTGCAGCACTGAATGGTGGTGTGTATTTTTTAAAAGAGAATATAACGTAGTGTGATTTATCAACTGTAGAAATATCATCAGGATATCTCAAACTAGTTCCTGTTGCGCTGCCTTTTGGTAGAACTGCTGGAGTCAGTAACTGTAGACTAGATGTACTAGCAGATTGTGCTGTAGCATTTGGAGAAGCAGGAGCATTTGCAGGTGGTGACTGCAACTTCATATTTAAATGTTGAATTCCACCAGGCTCAACAGCATTCTTTTTCCACTGTTTACCATTGGTTGTATGGGTCAGGATATACCATGACCCATCAGTTCCTTTGTAATAACTATTGACTGGAGGTTGAGTTGCGGACATTACTGTGTCATCGATCTATCGGATTGCCTACCATAAGTTCCAATCACACGACGAGCTTTGACTCTATCGTAATAACTCTCCATTGATTTGTCCCACACATAATCCTTATTGAAAGGAAATTCGTGACCGTCTACATTCTTTACGAATCTTTCGATAGGAAGTAAGATTGCAGTGTCCCATTCATTTGCATGTAGGTCAAGGAGAAATGAATTCTTCACATGATTCTGGATATATTTATGGAAACATACCTTGGGTATGTTGATTTGTCCCTTCAACAATGCAGCAACCACCTGAAATCTTTTCTTTGGTGGTAGATAGTGTAGGTTTGCTCCCCAGAATTCTGTTCTAGTTGCTTTTGTCACGTATACTAGAGGGTTCTTATCATAATAAGGCAACCATCTCATCTTTGCATCGTAACTAAAGATGTATAAGTGACCAGGAACAGCGAACTTCCTTAGAATATTACCGTCTTGGTTTTCGGAAGACTCAATCCTGTCTGCCTTCTCATCACTGATGAATTTTCTTGTGTCCTTTTTGAATCCACTGGTTTCTTTTTGTAGAGCATTTCTGTACCATGTTACAGATTGTGCTTGCCCTCCTGTTTGTGCGTTTATCTTCTCAAACAGTGTCTTATAACCAGGGTTTTTGTTTACAGTATTGCGCTGTACAGCGGAGAATCCTGTTGCCATTGTTCTAGACTCCTAAGTGATCTTCGGTGAGTATTAAAAAGTTCATCTGCCTGTCTTCACAATACTCACGAGCAGCGGACCACTTAGATTGGTTCTTTGCAAATGTTAAAGCAGCATTACGATAGGCAGCGGTTCTCTTGTTTTTGTCATTCGGTGGTAGTGTTTGTTTCTTGGGTTTAATTTCAATGATATACTTGGTTAGTTTTCCTGTCTTTTCACGGACTTTGATGTAGAAGTCAGGAAAATATCGTCTCACTTTACCATCAGGTGCTCTGTATGGTATAATAACTTCTTCACTTCCCCACTCTATAATAGAGGGGTTGTTATCACAGAATACCATGAACTTTCGTTCCCAGAGTGATCTGTAGATAACTCTAGTTGGATTGCCACGGTACTTCTTCGGATTAACAGGTTTGTATAATCCTGAGTACGCCATAAATATAGTTGGACCAACATAGGTATTTAGTGTGGCAGGAATAAACACATTTATTACTGAGATGACGAAAGCAGGCGGAATGTCTGTTTCAAATCAATATGATGTGGATTTCAAATTTACCTCAACAGTTGCTGATGAAATAAAAGCATATGCTGGGGTTGGGTCTGCCAATAAAGATCCAATCTTTAAATTGTTCTGTGATGAAGCGCAACTACCTAATGTTGGCACAATGACAGGTAGTTTGACTGGTAGATACACTGGTCAAGGATCTGTAGCATATGCACACACTCCTGTGTATACAGAGTTTCAACTTGGTTGGATGTGTGACGCTAATATGTCACCACTCAAGTTTTTGACTGCTTGGCATGATTTTATCATTGGAAATGAGAGAAAATCTGGCGGTTCAACTCTAACATCTATGGAATCATCTGCTAGACTGTTGGACAATCGTACATATTCTATACAGTATCCAGACAGTTATGTCTGTGATGTTAGAATTACAAAATTGGAGCAAGGACAGACAGAAAGCACACGGAGAGCATCTATCTCATATCTGATGGAAAGAGCATTCCCAATTTCTATCGATGCCGTGCCTTTAGCGTATGGTAACTCTCAGTTGACTAGAGTTACAGCAACGTTCCAGTATGCAAGACATCACGTTGCTACCTCACCTATCAACGACACAACAAACTTTGTTCCAGTTGCTGATAGAGCACAGCAAAATTGACTTTTCGATTCCGCAAAACTGGGAAAATTTTTTCCGCTAAATTTGGAGTCTAAAAGTCGCGATAAATATACATATGATCTGATCTAAACATTATGGCATTGCCTACCTTAGACCTGCCAACCTACGAGTTGACGGTCCCCTCTACAGGGAAAACCATTAAATATCGTCCATTCCTAGTAAAAGAAGAGAAAGTCCTTTTATTGGCACTGGAATCTGGAGATGATAAAGCAATTCAAGATGCTGTCAAGAATCTACTAAAAGGTTGTATCATCAGTAGATGTAAAGTAGAGAATTTTGCTACTTTTGATTTAGAGTATATTTTCCTCAAAATTCGTGCAGCGGCAGTTGGCGAAGTTGTCGAAATGGAGGTTACTTGTCTAGATGACAATGAAACCAAGGTAAAGTATAATCTCAATCTTGACGAAGTTGAAGTTGTCTTCCCAGAAGGTCATTCTAGCAAAATTATGCTAACTGACACTACTGGACTGATTATGAAATATCCTAGTTTTGACCGTTTTGTTGAAACTTCGGTTTCTGGCAAAGTTTTGACAAATGAAGATATTTTCGATATTATCGCGGAATCTATCGATCAGATTTTCCAAGGTGAAGAAGTATATGACTCTTCTACTACCACAAAGAAGGAATTTAGGCAATTTGTCGAACAGTTGACTAATAAGCAATTTGAGGAATTGGAAAAGTTCTTTGAAACTGCCCCTAAACTGTCACATCAGTTTGTAGTGACAAATCCAAATACTGGTGTAGAATCTACCTTCACAATTGAGGGATTAGCAAATTTTTTCGCGTAGCACTCTTCCACAATACCTTGGAAGGGTACTATAAGACCAATTTTGCTTTGATGCAGCACCATAAATATAGCTTGAGTGAGATTGAAAATATGTTGCCCTGGGAACGCCAGGTCTACACTACAT